GGCCTACTATCCGATATGGAGCGTTGGAGGTCACGCGGACTAATAGCGAGGCCAATTTAAATAAAAAAAACAATTGAGGTGAGAAATGAGCGAACACGTATCACTGGACGTAATATTCGAAAGTCCAGACAATCCAAGAAAAATCGACAAAAAAGACGTTGACTCCTTAAAGAGATCAATTGATCTTTATACTCCAACAATCGACGGGTGGAATCCGGCCGACGGATATCGATTGCCGAACCCGATTATAATTAATTATGACGGGGAAATCTTATCAGGTAACCAGCGCTATAAAGCACTAAAAGCGCTCGGCCAAGACTGGATTCACAAAGAAGATATAAAGCAGTTAAAAATAACAGATCCGGCATTAAAAAAAGCCTTTATCGTTAAGATGAACACTCACGCCGGAATATTCGATGACAGTAAATTAAATGATATTTTAAACGAAGTGTCCGACATGGATGGCTGGGAAGACCTCACGGGCTTTGACGATACAGATTTATTCGATATACCGGTCGAATATAACGAGGACCTCGGCGCTCGGGAATCATCGAAGGATGATAAGTTCGGCAATAAAATATTCCCAATGCTACTCGGAAAGTTTTTTTATAAATACAAGGGTGACGACGAAGTGCTAAAAGACTTTTTCTATGAAAAGATTTATGAGATGCCAGAACCAGCTCAAGAGGAACTCATGTTAAAAATCCTCTATGCGATAAAAGAGATTATATCATGAAATATTATCTTGAGTCATTGCAAGAAAAGGGAGTTGTTTTTTATTCCAGACAGCTTTTAGTTCATCTAATTAAAATAAACGGTCATGAATTATGTGAAAAACCAGAGGATGCAGACTTTATACTCGTTTCAGTATGTGATACAGCTGAAATAAATCTGATTAAGAAGATGCGCGAGCGATTTCCGGATAAAAAAATAATCGTCGGCGGTTATCACGCGACCTACTTCAAACTATATGCCATCTTTGCCGATTACGTAAATGTCGGGCAAGGCTTTGAGTTCTTCGAATGCCAGACGGAAGACGAAATAAGAAAGCTCGACTGCATATATTGGGACGGATGTGAGAAGTTGATAATTCCCTCTACTGAAATAAGGTGGGAAAAGTGTCCGGCAATACAAGTGTCAAAGAAGCGCTTTTATTATTGGGCTGCTGTAGGATGCAAGAACAAATGCAAGTTTTGTTTAACTTCATGGAGCAACCTGCATCAAATGAACCCTTATACAAAACGGATTAAAAGAAAAATGGAGAGCGAGGGGTATTTTTTAAAGCTGATCGAAAACGAAGAAATGTCCAATCTGGACGTAAAAGAACCTGTTAAAGATTTTATGTTAAAAGACTACATAAAAACTACAAACATAAGCGCAAAACTAATCCGGCTAGGGATAGAGTTTGCCACAGAAGAAAACAGAAAGCTTTATGGGAAACCATTTACTGACGACGAGTTCCTTTTTGCCATAGATAAAGCCAAAAGAGAAAAAAAAGACTTAACGCTGTTTTGTCTTGGCGGTGTCGATACCCGTGAGGAATGGGCCGACTTTATCTGCAAGATACCCAAAGACTGGGAAACAAAAAAGCCTAATATATTTTTTAAGTTCACCAATCTTGAAATACAACAGTTTACTCCCATTTGGCGCAAGCGATACGACTTGATAAATCCAGAGAACCGCATTGATAAAGATGACCTCGAGTGGATCTGGGATAGAACCGAGCACGCCATAACCAGACTAAGGTTCCGGCCGGTAAAGTATCCAGCGCACTCTCTTTGGAGAACCGGATTAAATAACGTGTTTACTCGGGAAGAGTTCGATTTTTGGTGGAGTCTTAAGAACGAAAAAGACAAATGGGTTATGCATGACCACCTAATCAAATCAAACGTATTGGAAAACGATTATAAAGACTCGATTAAAATATCCCATAGGAGAAAAGAACAATGAAATTACACATAGGAGTTATTCAAGATATTGTTAAGTTACTAGAAGCAGGTAACACCATTGAGGACACGATGGGATATTTAGGCCTATCAGAAAGATCATATTACATCTGGAAAAAAGCCGGACGAAAGCTAGAGATAAAAATAGAACGTGGAGAGATCGACGAGAAAAGCCTCGATGACCATGACCAAATGTATCTGCATTTCTTTCAGGAAACTAAAAGGGCTGAAAGGGCACCTCTGGTAAGGAACGTGGCTATCATACAAAAAGCAGCAGCTAAACAATGGCAAGCAGCTGCATGGTACCTGGAACGACGGGACCATAAAAACTGGGGCCGTAAAGACCGGACAGAAAACTTTAATACAAACCTAAACGCAGAAACATCTCAAGACACGGTTAAAAAAATATTTAAATCGCTAACAAAACCAGAAGATGACGAAGTTTAGTAATTTAACTGAGAAGCAGTCACAAGCGCTGAAATTACTCTTAAAGAACGTATATAAGGAAATCCTGTTTGATGGCGGCTCACGGGCAGGGAAAACGTTTCTAGTGCTAGTTTACTGCATCTTACTATGCATGAATTACAAAGGAATGAGAATGCTGGTTGCCAGACTGAGATTCGCGCACGCGAAAGCATCCATTTGGTTGCAGACTTTAATGCCAATGTTGACCGGTATGTTTTCAGACCTCAAGATAATAATAAACAGGTCAGATTATATAGTCAGAATAAACGACAACGAGATATGGCTGGGAGGCCTTGACGATAAAGACCGAGTAGACAAAATACTCGGGCAAGAATACTGTTTAATCTTCCTAAATGAAGCGGTCGACATAGCAGAAGGAACGCGCGATATCGTAAAGACACGGCTCGCCCAAAAGATAGACGGTTTTAAAAACGTCATGATTTACGACTGCAACCCTCGCCATCCGATGCACTATTTACATAAAGAGTTTATTGAGGAAAAGCACCCGGACAGGGCAAGAATACATTGGCTCCCAGATGACAATATTGAAAACCTGCCAGAAGATTATATACAAAGCCTCGAACAATTAAAAGGTGATAAGCGAAAACGCTTCCGTGATGGTATTTGGGCTTCTTTACCAGGCGCGGTTTATGATAACATCAAAGCGGAAAACATCATAGAAACAAATAAAGACCTTAATTATTATGACGATATCACGTGTGGCGTGGATTTCGGTCTAAATACAGCGTTTTCCATGTGGGGGATTAAAGGCGATAAAGCCTATTGTATAACAGAAGTAAGACTATTTGGAGCAAAAGAAACAACTACTAAAAAAATAATAGACAACCTACTTGAAATATTCGGTTTAATTGAGTATAATTACCCCATATACTGTGACCACGAGCCAGACAGAATACAAGAGTTATGCGAGGCCGGTTTTAATGCCTTAAAAGCTTATAAGGATGTCGAGCCCGGGGATGCCAGTGTTAATGAGTACGAGTTATATTTTGATATAACCTGCAAGCATACTTTCCAGTCTATGCTTAACCTGAGACATAAAGAAGATATAACAGGGGCTTTTATAGAGGCCCACGTTAAAGAGAACGACCATGAAGCCGACGGCGCTCGTTATGCTTTGCATGGTCAGAAGATCGATAACGGCAATACAACTGGAGTATTAAAAATCAAAGGAATTATGTAATGGGAATAAAACAAGCGTTCAAGGCGTTAGTGCAAGGCTCAACGGTAGTTGAGGGGGGCAGGGATATCTTAACTCCATCTGTTACTCAAGCCAGTACAGCGGCAGGAGTGATTGATAAAAATAATTATAAGACTTATTCCGGCATGGTTAAAACAGCCTATGAAATGTATAACGGACGAACCGACTATGGTTCAGAAATGTTCGGGAGTATAGTTGACACACGGCTTGCTTTTATAGCTGGCGAGGGCGTCAGTGTAAATGCCAAGAAAAAAACCACACAAAAATATATTGATAAGTTTTTGACATTAAACAAGCTTCATGGATCTGTTTTGTTGGACATGGTAAGAACCAGCGAGCTTGAAGGGAAAGACCTCGTTGTTTTAAGCAAAGCCGTTAAGAAAGAAACCACAGAAGAAATTAATTATATTAAAGCGCAAAACATCCAATGGTGGACGAATCCATATAATGTCGAAGTTAATCCAAAGAACACCGACGAGGTTAAAAAAATAAAACTTAATCCCAAAAAGGAAGAGTCAAAAGAGATCGACATTCCAGAAAAAATGTCGGTTTATGTAAAGATCGGAGGAACCGACGACCGGATAAACGAAACCGCCGGAAAGGTCCACCGATGCATGACTCAGATCGAGAACTTTTCCAGAGCACATTATGACCTTAGAAAAAATATGCATCTATTCGGCAAGATTATGCCGTATTGGAAAACAGAAAGGCTCGCGGAGGCAAAGGCTATCCAAGACGATGTTAATTCCGGAAACTGGACAGTCGGGCAAGGATATGCAGGGACGGCCGATTTTAGCATGGTTGGGCCTCCTTTAGGTGCTTACGAGTCTATTAAAGGCGAGTTATTGTTATTACTAAAAATAATAAGCACTAACAGTGGAATACCTGTTCATTGGATGGCATGGCCAGAGTTAATGTCAAACAGAGCGACGGCAGAAAACCTGCTAGAGGTTATAAATGCAGCCACCAGAAAAGAACGACTTATCTGGGAAGAAAAGCTCAAGGAAATGATAAACAAATCGATGGTTATGGCTATAGATGCCGGCTTTGAAGATAACAGCATAATTGGCGAGTACCACTTAGAGCTCCCGTTAATCAGCATGGCTAATTTAAAATCAATTATGGAAACATGGATTCCATTACAACAGCTGGATGTTATCTCAATGGGTACTGTTAGGAGTAAAATCCCGACAATTAACCCGAGCGAAGAAGCCAAGATGATCGATAAGGAAAAGATGGAAAACGTAGAACGATTCCAGAACGCCGGAGGCAAAGATATTGATGATATGCGATCTGGATTAAGCAAAGATTTAAACGGAGAGGGGAATGAAGATACCGGAGAGGACACCAGCGAGTCTTGATGGATTACGCGAGTTTATTAAATATGTAAAAGACAACTATGACATAAAAACCGTTGTGGAAATCGGATGCTGGACAGGTATCAGCTCGGTAGAGTTTGCGAAGAACTTTGACACCGTTTACTGCATTGACCCATGGAGTCCTACCGATGGCATAAACACCGAATACGATATGCTGGAAGTAGAGCGGATGTTTAACCACCGTATCGGGACGTACGAAAATGTGTATAAAATGCGGCATACGTCCAGACGCGCCTCAGAGCTTCTCATGGACTTAAAAGCCGATATGGTATATATCGATGGTTGTCACGAATACGACGCAGTACGCGAAGATATAGCGCTCTGGGAGCCTAAAATAACTAAGTTAGTAACCGGGCATGATTATTGGCCAAAAAGATTCGACGGTGTTATAAAAGCAGTTGATGAGATACTGGGAAAACCAGAAAAAATATTTCCAGACACGAGCTGGTTAGTGAGGAAAAAAACATGAGTGAAAAAACAATGATATCTTCACATGATATCGACGGCAAACAAAAACCAACACGGCACGCGATTAAGGACGTGACAAACAGCGCTATAAGCACAAGGAACGCCGATAAAAACGGCAAGGTTGATCTTGTGAAACTAGGTTTAAAACGAGCGCCCAAAAAGGAGAAGTAATGCAATCACAATTACAGTTATTGTCTTTTAGGATTCAGGCATTTACTAAAAACGAGATTCTTGCTATGATAGACCCTGCAGACATAGAGTCTATAAAGGCAAAAGACGAACATCCTTTTTTCCAGGTCTATTCTATATGCCATGAAGGAGTGAGCAATCCCAAGTTACTTGGAGATACTTCACGGCCAATAACATGGACTCGGGCAGCCGTACAGTCAATTAAAAATGTCATAACAAAGGGAGTCAACTTCTTTTTCAGGCATAACGAAGATAATTCGACTGATGGCAGAAAATCGCTCGGCCGGATAGTTGCAGACACCCAAAAAGAGATTGACGGAACGCTACACCATTTAGTAGTCGCGTATCACCCACCGGAGGTAAGAGACGAGGCTAAAAAATGCGATGTATGCAGTCAAGAGGGCGTGTGGAACTTTGTGGAAAAAGCAGGCGACTTAGTCGCGAGCACAATTGACAAACTAACAGGAATTGCGTTATCTAATAGCGCGATAGAAAAACCAGCGTTTGACGGTGCCAAAAGACTTGGCATGGTACAAGCGTTTGAGAATGAGGGAGGCGATATGCCAAATGATGACAATACAGACGTGATAAGAGGGATTCGACAGCAAATAAAAGACCTGCGAATATTCCCCTGGCAACTGTTTAACGTGACAGAGTTACAAAACGATAGGCAGTTTTCAAACATTGACGAGATGAAAGATTTATTTTCAGACTATGCAAATGTTAAAAGCGATAATGTAAGCATTAAAACGAAGCTGGAAGAAGCGCTCAAGACTATTGAGACGCTCGAGGCGACTAACAAGCAATTAGTAAGGTCTGAACAGTTAATCAATGCAAAACAGCGTCTGGACGCGATTGTAAAAGAAAGTAACTTGACAGACAAGCAAGTAAACTTCATTGACAGTCGATTTAATGACAAGAGCGTTGAAGATTTATCTGATGACGGGCTCAAAAACTATGTGACCGCTGAAGTTAACACATATAAGGAGTTCGCCAAATATTACGATACAACACCAGAACCAAATATTAACAACCAACCAACCGATGGGGTTGACACGTCCGATTATAGTAATGCGGACAATAACCCATTAATTGACAAGGAGTAAAACATGGCTTTTGAACCAAAAGACAATAGTATTTACGATGAACTGTGGGACGTTGAAGTAGCAGCTGCCGTAACAAAAGGTGAAGCAGCTGTAAGACAAGACGTTTTCGGTTTTTATTTCGCTGCAGTAACAGCGCAAGATATTACTGACGATAACGACGAAGTGGCATTTATATACAGAATGCGACAGGTACTGGCTGATAAAGCAACCGGTACAGGTGAAGCGATCACATCAGGTGATAAAGTTTACTATGTAGTAGCAAACGATAACATCACAGCAACACCAACAGGAACAGCTGGAACAGATTATTATTTCTGTGGCTGGGCCAAAAAAACAGCAACCGCGACTGCTACCACTGTTTTAATTAACTTTGACGGTACCAGATACGACGAAAATATTTAAGGGGAGGGGTAATATATGTCTACAAAATTAACAACTGATGCAAATATGGTAATGGATTACCTCGAAAAAGCTTATTTAAACAAAGATACCGAAGCGTCCAGTATGATTACTGGTATGCTACAAGCGTTTTGTTTAGAGCCTATTAGAAACAAACAAAAGAAACTTAAAATCCAGTCAACTGGCGTTTCAACAGATTTCGCTATCTTAACAAAAGACGCTTTCAATGTTACAATGCAAGAAGATAATTTCGACTTAGGTTGGGAACAAGCTTTTAGAAACGTAACACTTGGAAGAGGTCAAGACGCGTGGGAAATCTATGACGTTGATAACGGTATTTCATTCACAAAAGTTGAAGAAGGCCAGAGAATTGAAATGAATAAGTTATCTGGAAGCAAACAAACTGCTTACGTTGACTATTATGGTGGAGCTCTAGGATGGACTGATAAAATGATCAGATTCAGAAAAGTTCCTGCTATGGTTGACCGTGCAATGGCTTTTAGAAACAAGTTCTGGGTGAATAAAGCAGACAACCACTACAGCTTACTTGCAGCTGCAGCTGCTTTAAACGTAACCGCTTATCAAGGCGTGGCAGCTGACGGACAATTAAGACGTGATGTCTTAACAATTAACCGAGCTGCATTCCAGTTAGGTGATGCCTTAAAAGATAAAGGTTATGGCGATACTGCAAACTCACCATTTATTCTTTATGCAAACCCATTCGATGAAGATCGTATTGAGGCTGCTTTTAGAGTAACAACTAACGCACTTGCAGGCGCTATTGGAACAACTGGACCTGGACAGCAGATTACTTCCAGACGTATAACAAGAGTTTATACATATAACACTAATATCACTGCCGGTTCACCATTATTGGTAATGCCAGGTCAAAAAATCCAAAAAGCCGACGCGATGATGCCTACTACATTTACAGCACCAATCGACCCATTAACATTAAACAGCTATCAAGCAGTTTGGGCGATTTATGGAGCTGCAGTAGCAGACACAGACCAATGTCGACAAGTGACTTTAGGTTAATAATTTTACAAGGAGGTGGATATTCTGCCTCCTTGATTTTTTTAAGGAGCTCACATGGCTGCAACAGTTATAGTCGGGACTAATTCATGGGTAACAACTACAGAGGCCGACGATTATTTAGAAGAAAAGTTCGGCGCGGACGCGTGGGCTGGATTATCAGCCACAATTAAAGCTCAATGTATAATTACAGCTTTTTGGTGGATTTTTAATTATCCTTTTGTTAATATACCAAAGAGTAGTACGAATGAAAGCGTGAAAAACGCCCAAATAGAGCTTGCGTGGTGGATATACAACTATTACAAATCATACGAGAAGCGAGGTGCTTTAATCGCCTCTGGCGTGAAAGAGTTTGATTTATCCAAGTGGAGCGAGAAGCTACATGAACAGGACTTGCCACAGGTCGTATTAAACCTGTTAGATGGCGAGCTTATAGGAAAAGGCGGTTATTTCCCGACAGTATCAAGGGAGTTAGACAGCAACCAATCAGGATAAAGAAAGTGCCTAAAATAGTTGGAGAGAAAAAAATAAAAAGGCTTGTAAATGCCTTTAAAAAAGTTGAGAACCGGATTCATGATAAAGTCCTTATATTAAATGCGACTGATACAATAAACAGCTCGTTTTATAATAAGGTCAGGGTCGAGATCGGTAAGGATTACGAAGCGCTCAGGAAAACGACTCGTAAATGGAGCGAGCGCGCCGTCCCGACTACCTATGACCAAAATGTCCGGATGCAGATTAAACAAATCAAAAACACGCCCATAAGACCACCTAAACAAAACTCATACCGAAAGATAATTAATGACCAGTTATCGACTGCCAGTAAAAGCGCTCTTAAAAAAGATTTCGACGCCACATTATTTATTGCACTTGATGGGGGAGAGAAAACGCTTAACAGGCTTGTCTCACTGACACAGCAGGTTAATATTTCAGAGAAAAGGTTAAATAAGATCGTTGGCGAGGATTTTGTGCGTGGCAGGGCACCTCAGACAACTACCCAAAAATTACAAAAACAACTAATGGCTCAGGCGTTAGATAAAAGATATATCACCATCATAAATAAAAACGGCGACCCGATGCAGTACACAACTGCTTATTATGCCGAGATGGTATCACGTACAAAGCTATCTGAAACGCAAGCGATAAGCACTGCTAACACAGCGGTGGCATTCGGAAGCGATTTAATACAGATATCATCACATAACACCACTACAAAGATATGTCTAGAGTTCGAGGGGAAAATATATTCAATATCCGGTAAAGACCCAGACTTCCCTCCGCTGGTAGAATTAAATCCATTTCATCCAAATTGTTTACATACATCCAGCGTGGTGTTCCGAGAAGTGTTGGAAGATAGAGGCATTCAGAAATATAGCGATTTTTCACTCGGTAAAACCGAAGTACACCCGACCAGAAAAAGCCATATTCCACAATCGGACATAAAAGCAAGATTGCAGAACGAAAAACGATCACTGGATAACCTCGAACGATTATCCAAAAGACAGCAAAGAAAACTCGACGGTGTCGATAGACGCCTGTCAGTATTGGAGTAACCATGCCACAGATGACAATAAAAAAAGCAAAGAAATTATTAAGGTGGGGAAAGCACGATATAAACGGCGCGTGGAAACATTTACAGAACTGCGGACGTTTTATTGACTTTAAAGAAAGACTCGGCCCATATAACGATATTAAAAACGTGTGGAAGGGCCAGCCGTGTTATGTGTTAGGTGGAAGCGTGGCTGCAAGGGGGCTGGACTTAGGAAAGTTAAAGGGCAAAAACACCATTACTTGCAACCACATGATCGAAAAGTTTCCGGATGCCAGCTGGTTTTTATTCATGGACCAGCGATTCTTAAGAATAAACAAGTTTGACCTTAAAAGCTATGATGGAAAATTGTTTGCGCTTAATTCAAATCCGGTGTTTTACGATAGCTATAAAGACTTAGTTTTATTTAAGACAAAAAACATAACAGAGCAACCAGCGGACACGATCGAGGGCGGTTTATATTCGCGGTCATTATCCGGTATGTGTATTTTAAACCTTGCAATTATATCCGGAGCGAATCCGATTTATATGCTCGGCCTTGACTGCCCGAAAGATATCGACATATCAAAGGGCATTCATTACGACCAGCAATACACGGGCGAGGGAAATCTACAAAAAAGCCACGCCGGAGTGACAAAGCTCCTGCCTTATTTTGACAGATTCCGTCCATGGCGAGCGCGTATAATAAACGTATGTGAAAACGGTTATATTGACACGTTTAAAAAAATATCACTAAAAGATTTTGAGGAGAACCATTTATGAGAATATGCCACATTGGAACTATGGGGAGCATAGAGAAAGAGGGCCAGATAACGCAGATCATATTTAACGAGTGCGAGGGCGAGCATATATACCACTATTTACACGACAGCGCCCGTCCGGATGCCGACGTTTATATATTACATTGCGTAAAAAACCAGAAACATTTCCCCAAACAGATTACTTATAGAGCGCCATTCGGCA